GTTCCCAGTCACGATATTGCTGGTAGGGTCAAGCAACGTCCAACTGGAACGCTCCTGATTTTCCGAATGAACTCCTCATACTCGTGTTCCCCGTTGTGCCAGGCCAATAGACACAGCGAGCGCACGTGGTCTTGGGTATTCTTTGGATCCTTGGTCCACCTGATTGATTCGTGTATGTCTTTCATGGGCATGACAGGGTGCACCAAGAAGGGGTATTGTTCATCTGCCCTGAAATACCTCTTTAGGAATGTGACGTTAGTCCAGGTAACCTCATTGAAACACTCCCCTTTGTCTGCTGGCGTCATGATCAACCCGTAGTCCTTGCCAGCTTCAGCAAGCAAAGACGCATCTATGGGCCACGGGTAAGATGCGATCACGTCGTCACCATATGCAATCATCCTAAATTGATCCAAGTCAATCCCTTTGTACACCTTCAACATAAGAGTCCTAATTATGATGTTGTTTATCATTGAGTTGAAGATACTTGTGCCAGAACATCCTGAAGGCATGCCACCCCGCACAAAATAGTGTTTGTCCCTGTACAGGTGATGGGAGTTGCACAGGTAATCAATATAATTGGTCTCCTTGTGCGAGTATCCAAGTTTCTCAAGTAATAGTTTTAGGCAGGCAAACCAGACGGGGCTCAAGCTAGCATCGTATCCAGAGTAATCAAAGGCTATAAGGTGACCATCTAACATCACCGGTATTTTACTCCAAAAGAGGTCTGGGTCACACCCAACAGCACTGCCAGTCACAATCCCTGGATTTAGATGAAAAGTTTTGTATAGGTTGCCGAATGTTTGTCTCATTGCCACGGAGTCATTCAAGCTGGATGCTTCTATCAATCTGGATTTCCCTTTTGCTACCTTCTCTGCAGACCTGAGCTCGTCTTTAACATAAGTTACCATTGGCAAGTTCAAGCCATATTTATCCATGCATTCCTTTAACTTGGTTAAATCCTTGGTCTTTTTGGAAAGAATGTCTCTCTTCTTGATGCCCAATGCAACATAAGGGTAGCCTGCACTCGTAGTTAGATCGAGGGCTTCGAGACCCTCGGTGCCGTACACAGCGTCCTCCAATTTCATTGGTTTGGTGCTAATGTCCAGTGTGGCCAACTGCCCGGCATAATGATCAACAGCTTCTAGCATGTATTCATCTACGTGTGTGTTGACATTTCCAATGTATTTTGAGAATATGGCCTCCTCAAAATTTGCCTTGAGGCGTGGGTCACCATTTCTGAGGACAGCTGGTTCCTTATTACCTTCAAAAATCTGGTGGAAGACACTTGGCTCTAGCTTAGTCTTACTGGGCGTGTTGATGACTGGGAACCCGGCATCCTTCGAGTTCTCAATGAACTCAATCTCTCCTTGTTCATCGTTGAAGTAATGCTTGAGAAGTGCCGCTGAGAAGCCTTGATGACCATTCCCACCAACGTGGATCCCCAAGACTTTACCAGTGGACATGAGCACTCCACCACACTGGCCCGCTCTTGTGGGGAAGTTGTACATAAGCATTCTCTTGGTGGGTGTACCACCTAGGTTTAGGAAACCGTAGTCTGTAACCTGTCCCACTGGAATGTACATGTTAGGAAATTTGCTGGTGTTAATTGCTAGCACAGCTTCGTTAACTTCCACCTCCTCCTTGGCCAAGAAGCCTCTAATGTCTCTGAACTTCTCGTTCCTGTTCAGCTTTAGTAGTGTCAGTTCTAGGTTTGTACCATCCTTGTCCACCAACTCTTTAGCATCCAACACACCCACCTCCTGGTCGTTCATTAGTATGGTTGGTCCAGGTTTGGCATGACGCGGCAAGACGGCCCACCTGTCATAGATGCCCAACATGGTGAATTCACCATACTCAGTCTTCACCGTGCTTGAGTTCCTCTTCATCATTGCAACAGCGAATTCAAATGCAGGGCCCTGTACCTTTGCTTGCCTTAGGGTGGGTACCTTGGGCTTCTGGTTGGGCATTCCTGTGTATGCACCTTGAAAGCCCGCGAAGAGCTTGTATATTATATAGATGATTCCAGCTACTGATACGAATGTAGTTATTGCCTGCAGGCAGATGAAAGCCCGGCTGACATGTTTTTCAATTTGGAGGGTGGAGTTGACCTCAGGAACCAACCATCCCTTTTCTTTGCAATACTCTCTCACTGCTTCGCTATCCACTGATTTAAGCAAGTCCGCAATGGCTGGTGGTGGTGGTGTTTCTGGTGCAACGCTAATCTTAATCTCCCTGTACACTGGAGGACCCTGGAACAGTGCCTCAAGAGTAGCCCCTACGCTATGCCTGTGGTTGTATTCCCTAAACATCTCGGTTACTAGCATATCAAGGGAGTACCTGACTTGAGTTCTTCTGTCTATGAATTGAATGGCCTTTCCACACACTAGCGGGCAACATTTCTTAAAGTTGACTGGGCAACACTCTTCATCACACGCCTTCACTGACATTGGCATGTTTATCTTGCCATTTTGGCTGTACATAGAAATAACTTCAATGTTCATATCAAAGTGGAACCTCCTTGCTAAGGCCCTGCTGTCTGACACTGTTGGAGCATTTATAGACCCTGCATTAGTTGATGCCAGGACAAATGGTGAAGTGAACAAGATGCCTTTCTCCTCCAGGGCAGCCATAGGTGGTACAAAATCCACACTGGAAACCATTTGGCAGAACAAGGACACATCCTTCCCATCGGGGTTCTGGCATAGATCGTCCATGATCACCACGGCCTGCTGTTTATAGCCATCGAAGTGATCTGGGTCCGGTGGTAGTGAGTACACTGAACTGTTGAGTTTCTCAGCAAGTGACCTTCCAATTAGATTTGTTGCTACTGACTTGCCAGCACCAGGACTCCCGTGTAGGAGCAAACATACAGGCTCAATACGGCATTTGGACTTGAACTGTATGTAATTGCTCATTTTCTTTTCAAGGGAGAAGACCCTTTTTGCCTCAGCTGCATAAAGTGGTGCATATTTCCTGCAGTAGTGGGCAAAGTACTGAACATTGGAAAACAATTGTTCCTGGTCACTCTGGGACGGAGCGCTTTGCTCAATGGTTGTAATCTGGCTCTCCAAAAGTGGGAGTTGTTTAAGTCTGTTTAGGAATTCATGCTTTTCTTTGACTTCTGGTAAAATCTTAACTTTTAACCATTCAATAAATTTTTGGATCTTAATGGCTATCCATTCCATTCCCTTGCAGGCGTTAGTCATCTCTGTGAACTTCTTCAACCACCCATTGTTTTGCCTTTCAGCCATAGGGATCCCGTAATACTGTGATACTTTTTGTTTGAGCCACCGCCACGGTGACGCGGTGCAACCTATGAGGGCGAGGGTGGCTGTCACTGTAACGAGATCATCGTGATTTCTTACCACAATAACCAGTGCTGACACAATTTTGATTAAGGCCTTGAGGGACTTCTCTAAAATAGAGTCTTGTCCGACCAGTGATTCTTTGAGGAGGTTGACTTGCTCACAAATCTGGTTGGTAAAACCCGAACCAAAGGCGTTTCCTAATTGCTCCACATAGTCTTTGACTCCTTGCTCCATGGCATCGTCCTCAAGCCACAGCAGGTCGCGGACATCTGCGAACCCCACCACACCTTCACCACCCATGGTGACAAGACCGATGGCACCGTGTTCACACCTGAGGATGCCGCCACAGTCGCCTGGCTCGGAAACCCCAGCAGCTAGGAGAACATGGGACTGGTACCTCTTAGGGTAATACTCACTTTCCTGGACTTCAACCAACCCTGGCCCTTCAAAGGAGACTGGGTAGTGCTTGTTTCTTGATGCACAGAAATACACTCCGGTAGTGCATCGACACCTAGCTATGGTGTCACACCCATGAGCTGTGGTAGTACTAACCAGTATGTCCCTGTTGTAATCTTCCCACACACAGTTTTGCCAATCTGTATGGGTGGCCAAGTGTCTATTCACCACTCTATAATTACCGACATACACGGCACCGGATTGCTGTCCAAAGGCACCAGTGGTTTGCATGGTCGTTATGTCTGTTCTGCCCTCAGTCACTCCAGATGGCTCAAAGTTCACGTTCCCAGCTTTCTGGTACTGGCACAATCTGGGTGGTCGTGGGACCCACGTCTTCACGTGTTTCGGTTTAAAGTAGATACGAACTGTGCTCGCAATGGGGCCAGGGCTTCCGTCGTTCACGTGTCTCATGTATAGCGTCCCCATGTTGTTAAGTGTGTTAATGCCATATGTCCCTTGTTTGTCAAATCTAGCCCATCCATCATAAAACATGCTATATGCATTCCCTATGCTAATGAAGGGTATCGACATCCGAGGTGGGGCACTGCCCTCCGTCCAGAATACACTCGGATTGGTGGACGTCTGCCAACTGTAGCTGTTTACTTTTGTGGGCACGGGACCGCCAGGGGGTACGTACATGATCTGGTGAGTGAGTACTGGAGAGTCTTGGCCCTTGATAGTGGATTGCTCTTGGGAGCTCGTGATGACAAAAGTTAACTCCAGATCAAACCTAGCATACGTAAACATCTCAAGCTTTCGCCGTAACTGAGCCACTTGGCGTGTATTGATCACCCATTGCGCGAAGTTATCCCCGTCAGTGCCATGATTTTTGTATGTGGTGTAGTAAACACATGCGGATCTACACAAGAAGTTCTCCACTGTAGATTCTGACCTTGAGTGGTAATTTTTCACGTGCCTAGTCTGCATTGTATCTGCTGGTACAACCTGTGATGTATGCCCCGTTTCAGCAGCGGTCAAGGCGGGAATTGATTCCGAGTTGACTGGTCCACTTCCTATGGTGTCAGCCACGCGAGCAATGGCCCTCTCAATTGCTTCCCCTGGAGGTCCTTGAAAGAAGCTGTCCTGTTTTATGAAAGGTGTGTCCTTTAGCATCCTAACTGAGAAATCATTGCATGCTGACACAAAGCACAAAATCTTACAATCACTCTGGGTATCCGCAGGCACCACGATGTTAGTTTGGTACCAGCAGGTTATATAACCGCCAGCGGTGTATTCGTCCATCACCACGTACCTGTAATGTGTTTGACTAATCCATGGTATGCACAGCACACAACTTGATTGCAACCCTACGTCCCAAATTACGTGGGTGCCTAACATTGCCTCCTTGCGTGTGGTAGGCGCTCCAGCGCCTGGGGGTGAGTATGCTAGTAGGAACTTGCCTGTGGCCATTGCTGACCCGCAGAACATAAATGTTAGTTTGATACTCCCTGACCAATGAGTGTAGTAATTTAAGATCTCTCCCAATAGGGTCCTGTTTAGCACACTACTAGCCCCTGGAGTCAGTGGGAATCCAAAGACCTGGGAGCCGTTGGTTGAGTTTGATTGTACAGGGATCTGATAGGCTTCAATGGACATCACCTTCCCCTCTATTATCGTGACTGGGAAAC